TACCATTCGCCAATAGATCCCCGGCGCCACATCAGCAGGTGACCATGTCGCCGGGTCGGTATGTGCTTCTGGCCAGGCTTTCTTTGTCCAGTCCTGCAATGCTACCACTGGGTCTGGAGCATAGGTCAGCCAATTCAACCAGCCTAAGGCAAACACCCGGAAGCGCAGACCCCGGGTGATGGCATCCCATTCTTCGTCTACATAGTCCTGCCCGGCACTGCCCAAGTAGTCAACCAGATATTCCTCGCCGGCATGGGAGAACCTTGCCCGGTGTAGGGTGTTAATGATAGCATTGGCCAAGGCATCTACCTGCTGGAAGGTAGTCCGCTTGACATAGGGCCACACTTCAACAATCGTTGAAAACGCTGCCCAGTCAGCCTCTGGGTCCTGGACACCCTCTCTAAGCACAAGATAAGGNTTTGGAGTGTTCAGTCCTGCGGCGTGGGGTTCATAAACCCGGCTTTCTATTTGCGGGATGTTGTCAATCAAAAGCTGTCTTATAGCCGTTCTCATGTTCAATCTCTCCAGTAATNAATCACTGTTCGNCGGATACGGGGAAGGTGAGCATCAGCGGTCGGCCCTACAATGGCATAGTTCCCGCCGTGGGCTAATTCCAGCCAGATGCCATAGTCTACACCGTGGGAAAGATATAGCACCTGCTGATCGCCCCGTATATCTACGCCGCCATGCAGGGACTGCCTTGCGTGTCCCGTTCGATCCGTCCAGGGGGCATTAGACTTGGCATAGCCCTCCATCGTGCCGGCCCAATTTAAAAGCAGAGCATTCAACCCCGCTTTTTTGCGCTCTAAAAACTCCCTTGTTTGGTCACCTAATGCCATCTAGCTCACCTTCTCCAAGGCCACCTGGTAGCCTACTAACTCACCTTTTACTACTTGCGGGTATACTTCCAGCACCTGAAANTTTCCTANGCCCGGCACTTCAAATTCGTCTAACACGTTGGGACCTGCCTTGACGTTCGCTTCATGGTCCATCAACATTCCCCATGTTCTGTCCACCTGCTTAGTACCTGCCAGAGTGCTTACTTCCTGCGGCACCCATGTTCCATATTGATAAATCCGCACAGTAAAGGGGCCTACTTCACTCTCGATTTCCTCAAAGTATCCACCTGCATCAATCTTCTCCGTGCGGTGAATGGTGATTGTCGTTGGGTTCTGCTCGATTGCCCATTTCGTATGTTGCCGCCGGAGTGCGACCAGATCCATGTCACAACACCTCCGGNGGCTTGAATCTCAATACAACACTACCTATGCTGCTTGCGGCCATGTTTTTGTAAGTTTCAGCCATAGCCAGGGCGTATTCAAGCAGATCCTTCGCTTTCGTCATTTCGTACTTTTCCTGACCAACACTGTAACTCTGAATCTGCCCTATCTCCCGTTGAAACATGGNCGCTTTACGGGTCCAACCCTCTGCAGCCGCAGCGTAAATATTTCTGTTCTTGCCCAACAGCCTATCTAGCTGNGCATCAGTAAATCGGGTATCGTTCTCCGTTCCCCCTTCAGGGATAACCTCATCGAGCAGTTCCCGCAATTCTTCCCGAAGTTCGGCGGTCGGGGTCATAAGATATCACCGCCTAAGCCGATAGAGAGATTTCCTGCACGTTTTCTTCCACTGCNGCNTANACGCCACGGTAAGCGTAACCAACAATCTGACTCTCAATTAGTCTGGACAGGTCACCGCTGGTGGCCTCAATACGCAGATCCTGCTTAACAAGCTCTTTGAATCCGCGTTTCGGGCGGATTAAGTAAGCTTTACCCGGAGTTACGCCGCTGTAAGAGTAGCTCTTCTTACCAACAGTCACTTCCCAGCCGTCATAGTAAATGACAGACTGGATGCCACTGATGGCCGGGTAAACCGTGCCCTCAATCTGATGGCCACCCTTTAGCGCCATCTCAATCAGGTGTTGGTCAGCGCTCGAAGCCAAGAGGACTGTTCCCGGTCTTTTCGCCTTAGCAGCATCAGCAACAGCCTGAACCAGCGTATTATACACACCTACCCAAGCCGGTTTTCCATCCGCGGCCTGGTAAGCAGTCTTATTTGCTGCTTTGTAGCTGAAACCAATAATAGGATACAGGTGAATGTGGTTTAACAAAGCATTGTAGGCTTCACCCATTGCACGGTTCAGGATTTCAACGGAAAAAGCTTCGTTAAAATCCTTCATTTCCTTGGTATATTCAAAGCCCGCAGTATACGTTAGGATTCGAGCAGTAGGTCCCTGTTCAGCCTGCAAACGGCCGAATTTAACCTCTTCGCCTTCCATATGTTCGGTAAACACAACGGTTCCGGTAAGCGCCCATTTTGCATCAAGTACCCGGGGTAGATTCGGATCTTGTATGCGTTCATAAATGGGCTGGTACAGAAGTTGCACCTGCTCACGGCCTAATTCAACATCCAACACAACCTTCCGCAGCAGGTCTTTGAATTGCTCCACACTGCCGGAAGATAGCATTTCGCCAATAGGGCGGGAAAATTCCAGCGTTTCCATTTCCCCGTTGACAATCTTTTTGTCAAGCTCATAAAGTTTCCCATCCAACACAAATGGCACCTTNTCNGTNTAGGTGCCCTGCCTNCGTGCTTCTTTCATCACTTCCTGACTATATACTTTGAAACCCACTTAAAACACCTCCGTTAAACTTGCGGTCCAAGAATGAACCAAATTACGTTGTTTGCATCTTTTTCAGCAGTTACACGGCCTGCAAACCTATTTTCGCCTGCTGTTTCAGTAAATACCCCGTTGTCAGCATCCCAGTAAATTGCAGTGCCTTTCTTAAAGTCACCGGTTTCTGCAATTTGGTCAGTCTCAAATTCTGCCTGCTCAATGTTAAGAATCACTTCTGCAGTTTCTCCGGCGCCGGTCTCCACAGATTGCATAGCGCAACCAAGAAAACCATCCAATAAATAGAATTTGCCGGCCTCAATCTTGGTGTTTTCCGGCACCGTCACCTTTACACTTTTTCCATCGCTGATTTTACCGTACCCAATGTTGTGAACAGAGCTAGGTACGGGTTGGCCTTTGTATGCCATTTACAACACCTCCATAATTATATTGCCTGGCGCTTCACGCGCAGGGTTGTGGTTTCTTTGTTACCGCCGTCACCGATAATCGGCGGCTTGTCGACGTAAAACTTGCTTATTGCTGTTTTGATTGTTTCGTCTGCAAGTAGCTTGTCAATTTCCCCGGCAATCTGCTCTTTTGTAGCGCTTTCCGGCGCCTGGAGCATCTTCTTCACCAGGGCCTGGGCCATCTCGCCGGCCACTTTCTCCTTCAGCGCTTCGTCAATCAGCTTGTCGCGTTCGGCAGTCGCTTTCTCATCCAAGGCTTTCCTCGCTTCAGTAGCCACCTGCAGCACGTCCATTTCCCCAGTAACGCCCAGTGCCTCTTTTACCTTGCCCAAGGTTTCCACTGCGCCGGTGACTTCTTTCAGCCATTCAGCGTCAATCTCCCCGGCCACATCCTGGGCTTTCCAGCCCATTTCTCCCACTACCTGGCCAAGAGTAACTTCTTTGCTGGCCAGCATCTGTTTAAGTTGCGCAACAATTTCCTTCCAACTCATTGGATTTTCTCCACCTCCACTTAAAATTTCATCCATCTCACCAATTGCCACAACCGATGTAGGCATCCCTGCCCTGCCTAATGGTGTCCAGTCAATGGATAAGGGTTTATAGTCCACCACGCATGTTTCGCCGCCCACCTGCTGCAGTTTTGGTATACCGAAAATGCTCACTGTTCGGACAGTCTTGGCCTTGATCCAGCGCTTCAGATCCTTAGCGGCGGCATCCACTACGCCCCGGAAGTATGCCTTTCCATCCTTCCAGAGAGCACCAACCCAATGCGTCACCGGTGTCGGAAACTGATGATCCACTTCTTCCGGCTTTTGGTGTCCTAGAAACCCAGGTAACCCTTGACTCATCACTTCTCCAACAATCTTCTGCAAAGCTTCGGGTCTATAATCCCAGCCCCGTTTTGACTTGCCGGCGGGGATTTCTACTACAACCTCCATCGGTTCTGGGTCTCCGGCTTTCAAGGCCTGAAGATCAACCCAAGGGGCCAGCGGTACGTCTTCTACTTTCATTTCTCCAGATATGACAGCTTGCACAGAAGCCATTTCGCCAGCAAACTCAGCCAAAGACTCCGGCGGTTCAAGCTCAAGCTCCATATAATGTCTCAACAGGTGTCTTGCCGCCTGGTGCTTTTGCTGTGACGTAAGATTAGGCTCTGCACGTGCGCCAGCCAAGGCAACAGCCGCTGCCGCTAAGCCATTGTGATTTAAGACTACTGTGCCATCTTCTTTAACCTCATGGTGTGGCCCCCAGCAGTCAGCCTGGGTCAAGTCTTTATTAATTTCAGCTTTAACTACGGCATAAACCTCCCGAATTGCCACAGTAGCGCCTCCGGCTCCTTCCTCCAAGCCCCGCTTAAGCAGCTGCCAAATGCGGCTCTTGTCCACATCGCTCCAAGGCTTGTTGCTGGCCACCGACTTATCTATTCTGAACGAANCNNGCANCATATGTTCCANNATNCCACCTAAATGGCACAATAAAAGCGCCTCGGCCTTAGCCTCAGCGCTTGTTAACGTATTGACCGGTCTTTAAGTCTCGCACCACCAGCTTTTGATGTCTGGAATGAATCTCAATTCGCTTTGAGGTAGGATTTTTGTAAACCTGAACCGGCTGATTTTGATTTTGTTTCTCTTCCATTACCCTCCTTCCTTTCATTTTTCTGGTATTCGTTTTGGACAGGGTTCTTCGTTGTCGCTGTATTTTTTGGGTTTTGTCCCGAATTCCGCACAGGTAGCATAATCCAAGGCGTTCTTGCAATATGCGCACTGCGATAATTTAATTACAGCCTCGCCTTTCTCCCATCTGAATCTAACAGATCTGTCCTCAGTCATTGTATCACCTCGTTAAACTTTTCTCTTTCTAATTATATTATACTCTTTGCAACAAAATTATTCGTATTATTCTACTGGAACAACATGCAGTATCAAGTTTTTCACCATCTCTTGTTTTTCCGTCCCTTCGTAAATTTCGCCTGCCTCTACATCCAACACCCTGAATTTTTGTCCGGGGGCGAACAGATATTCCCTTTCCCTTGGGAATTTGGATATTTCTTCTAGGAATAACCCGCCCCTGAAACCTTTGGGTGCGTGAATCCGTATCTCCAAACCATTTTCGTAAACAAATATACCTTGGCGATAGGAAGTACTCAAAAATCCTTTGTCCTGTATCACTGATCTAATCAATAGCTTCTTCAGTTCCGGCATCTTACTAGTATCACCATTCACTACTATGTCCTCTGCAATTTCCCTTACTTCTGGACCGACAAGGTGTTCTAATGTCCCTAACTTATCATGACGGTAGAATATCGTGTTTTGGCTCAATGGACTTGCTTTTTTGATGAAGTTGGTTAAAGCCTCAATCATTTTCTTGGTTTTTCTCTTAGCTGTCTTCCCTATTTCTGGGAACCTCAAGGCTTGGTTGTATTCTTCATAACCTAACGAACTAGTATAATACTCTGCCGCTTCTCGTTCCTCGGGGGTAGCCTCATGTACTAAGAAATGACTATGCTTTTTTACGTCTTCAATTGTATTATTCAAACCGTATTCGTTTGCGTAATCATCTGGCTGGTATTTTTCATACAAATCTACATAGTCGTCCAGATTGATTATGTCCTCTTCTTCTTCTGATGGCTTAGCAAATGTCCTTTGCCAATATTCCTGCAATTCGGGATCACTATCTGGATTGTCCCTGAACCTCTCTAACCTTTGCACAAATGCATTTGGGTCTTCCACTACCTCTGTAAAAAAGCACAAACAATTCGGATGCGCAGGCATTGGTGGAGCATCCTCTACTCGGTAAACACCTGGCCCCAACCCTTGGTCGGCATATGCTAACTCATCACAAATATCGTATTCTGGGTGTTCTGAACTTAATACCCACTTCACACCTCTACATGCAGGGTTATATGTCGCACTCTTTAACGTGGCATCACCATGAGCCGCTGATAACTCTGTCCTAACCAGACGCAACGACTCATAATTTAAGTCTTTCGGTAACCTCCTGCCCATGCGTTTCATCATATTAGGGTAGTCCTTTACTAATGTCCCTGAACCTTCTTTAACATACTTTGTCAATGCTCTTGCTATATCCACAGGGTCCATATTTGTTGCTATCCCTGCTGTTAATATCCTCCCTATCGCCTCTGTGGTATCACCAGTTATATTCCAAATCCTATCGCTTAAATATAAACCACCAACCCTGCGATTCCACATTGCCTTGATAACATCTTCTTGCACTGAACCAAACACATTTTGTATTTTTTCCGCTACTTCAGGGAATACCTTTAACAACAAATCCGCACTAACTTTCTCGTTAAACTCAACCCCAATGCCTACTGCATTCTCGATGCCTTTACTGATAACACCCCTTTGCTTCCCATCCAATGCTTTGGCGAAATCCTTCAGCCCTTCTCGGACATACTTCATCTGTGCTCCAACATCAAGTGGCATTTTTTCTATGGACAAACTCAAGTCTTCGACTAACCCTTCCAATTCTTTTGCTAATGCCTTTTCTGTGGCTAACTCGGTAGTAAGAAACTTTCGCCTATTTTCAAGTGCCCACCTATAATACGGCCCATTGAAACGCTTCAAATCCTCACGCCAGCTCATTACGTGCTTCTTCTATCGCCTTATTGATCTCCTCTAATTGTGCATTCATCCCAGCGTTTTCTTCAAGCCGCTGTCGTAATATCCAACTCCTTATTATCCTCTCTCGCTCGCCCGGAAGCTCTTCATTATCTGAAACATAACCTTTCATGGTATCCACATACTCGCTCAACAAATCGACAGCCGCATCCATACTCATGAAGCCACCCATCAATGCAGTATTAATTGCCTGCGTGAGCAAATTAAGTACCCTTGCATATTGCTCTTCATCTCGCTCGATTACTTCATCCCATGCTAACGCTATTGAATAATCCTTGAACCTCTTTCCTGTTACCTGCGAATGCATTGCCAATACCATACGTGCAAATTGCTGCCAACTTTCTGTTACCATCTCACGTTTACGAGCAACACGCCTAATTAACAACGGGTATTGCTCTTTCACGCTCGCATGCGAACTTGGAGTGTGCACACCAAATGCAAACTCGGGCACTTCGGACACGTCTACAATACAGTAGAATAACAACTCAAGTAATGCGCTCGCATCTCCTATTGCTGAGTTCACCTCGATAAACGACGCATCCTCTTCATTGGTAAAGATTAAAAGCTCATGACCTGTTAAATCAATTCTCGCTGGTCGACCTTGCTGAATACTTTCCCACGCTTCAGGGAAATTGTTTTTAATGAAGCCGCTGACATCTTTTAACTGTAACTTCATCCTTGGAGTTGAATGCATCTTTGAACCTTGCAAAGCATGTAACATCACATCGTGGTACGCCTTGAAATACGGCTCTACTGCTTCCAACTCAGAATTACCGAATAACTGCGTCTCTTCCGCCTCATTCTTAAAATGTATTATCGGTATGAAGCCCCACAAATTAGGTTGCTCGCCTACCTTCAAATCTGATGGTACGTCTCCTTCGGCTTGTGTTACGATACTATCTGCTGTTACAATTTGGGTATAGTTATACTGCCTTCTTCCTTGATCCCACATTACCCTTGCTGAAATCGTATATGCTACTGGCTCATGCGTAATGGGATCCAACTCAATGTCTACAACTTGCTCTGGCGGTATGATTCTGAAATCCACTGAACCACCAACACGCTCTGGATAAAGAACACTTCTCTTGTTATTCACATACAAATATAGAAAACAGTCGCCATCTCTCAATGTCAATTGGTGTACCCGTAAAATTCTACTTGTCCAATCAACCAAATAGTCGTCGAGCACCGCTTGAGCATCCTCGTCAGCGCATCTGAAATGCGGTGCGCCCATGAAACCAGCAAGCGTGTTTATAATCGGTTTCGCAAAGCCCGCCCCTAGCTTGTAAGCTTCGTTTGTATTGTGATATAATTCACGTGCTAACTGATAATTTACTCGTGAGGTATTTAATGAATATGGCGTGTTATAAGCACTAACAACCCAACCATATTGCCCATAATCGGGTTGCCTTAATTTTGATATTTCCCCTGCAAGCCACTTAAACGGATTCGCCGTAGATCTTCACCCCCCGCAAAACGTCAATCCCTTTAGGACTACGTTTTTCTATATTTTCCACTATGTGTATTATCCCATACCTCAGCGCATCCATTGCATGATCTTACTCTTTTTCTGGTTCTTCTTTTATTTGATCATTTACTTTTTTCCAGTGGTAACTCTCACTCTCATCCAATGTATTACTCAGGCCTCGGAAGAAGAACAATCTCTTTTCTCGCAGTAAGCCTGTAACTGCCTCTATGCCCTCTTTAACAGCATTATTTGCAGATATAGCATTAAAACCTTGCCTGCGCAGTTCTTCAATTAGCACTGGAGCTGAAGGATCAACCAGTATAGCATCTATTTNTTCACCTTTGGATAACCTTGCCAAATCAGAAGCAACATCCTGTGGTAGCTTCCGCCTCTCGTAATATTCCCTGTAAGCATATACATTGCCATCATCATCTATGGCCAGCCACACCGCAGCCATCGGATTGTTGTAGCCAAAATCCATGCCAATGATCCTTCTCCAATTGCTAGGCAATTCTAATGGCTCAATTATGTGTATTCCAGCATCAAAATCCTGATAAACCAATCCTTCAGGCTTCACGAACTCTCCCAAGTAAAACATTCTGAACATCCAATCAGGCATAGTTCTACGTGCAACTTCTATCTGCTCCCTTGGATAGTAAGGATTTTCTGCTGTGCCGAATTGTATAACATCTATGGCTGGATCTCCTTCCTTCCACCGATCGTAGATATCCGTCTTTAACCAATTAAGAAAATACGGTGTTGTTGTTATTAGAATTCTTCCTTTATGGAAGCCTACACGCCTTTGTGCTACATGCCATGCTTCACTGCGCATCTGGCCTGCTTCATCTAACCAAACAGCATTTACGTGCACACCTTCCATACTTAAAGGCCTGTCCGCTGAACGAAACAGAACTCTGCCTCCGCCTTTCAGGTAATAGACCTTTTCCATTGATTTGTACGTTCCACCATGCCAATCATTCAGTATTTCCAACGCCCTCGGTAAAAGGATATCTTTCAGCATCGGATATGTGGGAGCTACGGCCAAATAATCAGCCTTTACATCTTTCTTTATTTCCCTTGCCAACCAAATGGAACCGAACCATGTTTTACCTCCACCAGTACCAGCTATCATTGCCACATACTGTGCTTCACTATCAAAAGCCCTTACTTGGCCCGGGTGTAACTCATAGGTAAACTTAGGCATTAGTTCCCTCGGTTTGCTTGATGATCTCAATGATTATCGGCTCGTCGGTTTCGCCTTTTTCAATGCTTGTAGGTTCGCCTCGGCTCAATCTTTCTAACTTTGTTGCTATATCTAACCACGTGGCCAAATCTCTGGGAGACAAAGCATTCACATCTATCTCTTCCAACCGTGCCTTAATCAATTCTTGCATCCTAACTGCTAGCTCGGCATGCCTTCTAGACATCTCTATTATGGCCTGTTCTTGTTCCTTGCGTTTAAGTTCTTCCAGATACTGATCATAAGCTTGAACACGCTCCACCCAGTTATACTTGGACGACCATTTTATCAAAGAGCTTCTGTTCCTCTTGCCAGTAACAGCGAGAACCTTCTCTATACTGCGTTCAGAACCTAGATCTCGGTAT